TGCGCCGATCGTCTCACCGAGCTCGGCGATGTCGTCGAGCGCTCCTCGCTGTCGCGCTATTGCGACGATCACGGCCTCAAGCTCGGCAAGAAACCGGGCGTGCGCGGCGTCGCGGTTGATTTTGACCAGGTGCGCCGCCATCGCGCGGAAAACTACACTCGCGAGATCATGACCGGCGGCGTCGCCGTGCCGCCCGCCGATGCGCCCGCTGCGCCAGATCCGAAGCCGCAAGCGCCTGTTGCGCCGCAAGCGCCCGCGCCGGTTGCCGACCTGGATCCGGCCCGCCGCGAGAAAGCCGCAAAAGCCGAAAAGGCCGAGCTCGAGCTGGCGCGCGCCAAGGGCGAGCTCGCCGAAATCTCCGACATCGATGCGGGCCTGGCCGACGCCCTGGCCAATCTGCGCCAGCTCGCGCAGACATCGGCTAAGCAAGCCGCGACCGAGACCGCCGCCGAGATCGGCGTGCCGCCTGATCAGATCCGCGCGCTCACCATTCGTTTCAAATCCTTTTATCGCGATCTCGAGGCCAAGTTCATCGGCGACATGGCCGCGCTGACCGCCGAGGCGCGCGAGCCGCGCTCGCGGGCGATTCGCCGTCTCGACATCCTGGCCGGGGAGGCCGCCAAGCTGCGCGCCGCCGTGAGCCTCGAGGAGGCGCGCGCATGAACGCGATGGCGCCGCGCAAGATCGAAGGCCTGGCGCATGGCGCCGCCGTCGTCTTTTCCGCGTTTGCCGCCGCCCGGCCGGGCGAGGAGCTCGATGTCGCGCAATGGGCTGACAAATACCGCATGATTTCCGGCGAGTCCGGCTCACCGCATGCCGGTCCCTGGCGCACCGATCGCACGCCTTACCTGCGCGAGATCATGGAATGCGCGGGCGTCGATCATCCCTCGGCCCGCGTCGCGGTCCGCGCCTCGGCGCAGGTCGGCAAGTCGCAATTCCTGCTCAATGCGGCCTTTCACTGCATCGACACCGCGCCGCGCTCGATCATGGTCGCGGCGCCGTCCTACTCAAAGGCGCAGGCCTGGAACCGCGAGCAATGGGAGCCGAGTGTCGAGGCAACCGAAAAGATCCGCCTCAAAGTGCTCGCGACGAAATCCCGCTCGGGCGAGGACTCGACGACGTTTCACAAGCGCTTTCGCGGCGGCTTTCTCAAGATCGTCTCGGCCGGAACGGCCAAAGAGCTGCAATCCTCGACGATCGGTTTGATGATTTACGAGGAAATCACTGATTTCGATCTCGATGTCGGCGGCCGGGGCGATCCGGTCGATCAATTGCGCGCCCGCCTGTTCGCCTGGGGCGATGAGGCAAAAGAGCTTGCCGCCTCGACGCCGGGCGAAAAAGGCAAATGCCGGATTTCGAACATGGTCGAGGCCGGTGATTTCCGGCTTTACTTTGTGCCCTGCCCGCATTGCGGCGATTATTTCACCTTTGACATCGTCGATCTCGACGAGGAGGACGGCCGCGCCGTGTTCAATGCGCCGTGCTGCGGCGTGGCGATCGGTGAACAGCACAAGGCGGCCATGCTGGCGGGTGGTCATTGGCTGAAATGCTTTGAGGCCGAGGATCCCGACGCGGATCCGGCACCGAACCGGCGCGGAATTTCCCAGGCCGAGCTTGAGCGCTTCAAAAAGCGCGGCTCGGCGGGCCGTCAACCGAGTTTTCACCTCTGGCAGGCCTATTCGCCGTTTCGATCCTGGCAATTGATCCTCGCCGATTGGCGCCTGGCGCGCGAACATCCCGAAAAGCTGCGAGTGTTTTCGCAACAGGTGCTCGGCGAGCCGTTCGAGGCCGCGCATGACCGGCCAAAGGCCGAGGCGCTGCAAGAGGCGAACCGCTCGGCGAATGCCGTTCGCTTCGGCAAGGTCGAGCGCGGCCAGATTCCGGCCTGGGCGTGCGTCCTGGTCGGCTCGGCCGACGTGCAGGGCGATCGCATCGAATGGGCGGCCTATGCTTACGGGCCCGGCCGCCGCCGCGCGCGCATCGATCGCGGCGTGATCCCGATTCACCCGTCCGATCCGCGCGCCTGGATCGAGCTCGGCCGGATCGCGTCGCAATCCTATGAGGGCGAGGTGTGCGGCCCGGTCCGGTATGACCGATTCGGCGTCGATACCGGCGGCCATTACACGCAAGAGGCCTATCGCTTCGCCCTGCGCGCCGGGATCCTGGCGCTCAAGGGCAAGCCGAACGATCCCGACGCTTTACCTTTGACGCTCGGCTCGCGGGTGCGGGTGAAGGGTGAAAACGGAAAGCGCATGGGGCGGGTGCCGCTTCACCTGGTCGGCACGTTCAACCTGAAAAAGGGCGTTTATCACGGTTTTCAGCGCACGCTCGATTTCGCCGAGGATGAACACGCAACCGGCCTGCCGCCGGGCATCATCCTGTTTGAATCCGATGCCACGGCCGAGGATTTCAAACAGGCCACGGCCGAGGCGTTGTTCGAGGATGTCGTGAAGGGCCGCCGCGTCGCCTATTGGGACCGCCAGCCGAAAAATGCGCCGAATGAACAGCTCGATTTGCTGGTTTATGCCGACAGCCTGGCCGTCGCCTTCGGCGTCGATCGCCTGTCGGCCGAGGGCTGGCAGGAATTATTCGCCGCCCGCGCCAAGGATCCGGCGCTTGCCGGGGCCGGTCCGCTTGAACAGCTCATGACCGGCCTGCCGGAACCGGCCCGCGCCGCGCCGCGCGGCAAGCCGGATTGGGCAAAAAAGCTCGCCGCCCTCAATGCAAAGGGGAATGCCTAGATGGCCACGAAATCCGCCGCCGTGCGCCTGACCGAGGCCGAGGATGCGCTGCATGAATTGCTGCGCGGCTCGCAGGTCGTCGAGCTGTCCTATGACGGCCGCACGGTCAAATATACGAAAGCCGAGATTGGCGAGCTGCGCGGCTATATCGCGGATCTCAGGCGCCAGACCGGCGCGATCACGCGCTCGCGCAAGTCGATCGGCCTGCGCTTCTAGATCATGTCTCACCTGCTCGATTCAAAAGGCGCCGTGATTCCTCGCGGAACGGGCGCTCGCCTTCGCCGCCAGGCCTCCTCGCTGTCGGGCACCGGCGGCGATACGCAATATCGCGGCGCCTCGGCGCGCGATGCCGCCCTTGCCAACTGGAATCCGCTGAATGTCTCGGCGGATCTCGCCGCGCAGTTCGATCGCAATATCGTCACCGCGCGCACGCGCGATTTGATCCGCAATAATGGCATCGCCCGCGCCGCGATCGTCAAACAGTCCGACATGGTCGTCGGGCGTCAATTCCGGTTTTTGTCTCTGCCTGATCACCGCGCCCTCGGCGTCGATCGTGAAACCGCCGCCGCCTTCGGCCAGGCGCTCGAGGCGGTCTGGCGCGCATGGGCCGAGGATCCGCTGCGCCGGTGCGATCGCGTGCGCCGTCACAATTTCGCGGGCCTGGTCAATCTGGCCTATCGCGAAATGTGCTCGGTCAATGAGGCGATCGCGGTCGTGCGCGACCGGCCGCGCCGGGGCTGGGGCTGGCGCACCGCGATTCAGCTCATCGATTCCGATCGCCTGTCGAATCCGCGAGATCTGCCCGATGGGTCGCTGTCCGATGCCGGATATGAGCTCAAGGGCGGCATCGAGTTTGATCCGGCGGGTGAGCCGCTGGCCTATCATGTGCGCAACCGGCATCCGCTCGATGTCACTTTCCGCACAAACACTTATACTTGGACGCGCACGCCGCGCGAGACGGCCTGGGGCCGCCCGGTGTTTATTCATGCCTTCGAATCCGACCGGGCCGAGCAAACGCGCGGCATCTCGCCCTTTGCCTCGATCCTGGCCGTGTTCCGCATGATCGACCGGCATTCCCAGGCCGAGCTCGCGAACGCCGTCGCCAATTCGCTATTCGTCGCCTTTATCAAGTCGAGTTATGATCCCTACGCCGTGCAAGAGGGGCTCGCGACCGGCGATAATCCGATCGACCAGGCGAAAAGCTGGCAGGAGATCCGCGCCGACATCTACAATGATGCGCCGGTCAATCTTGGCGGCTCGCAGATCCCGGTCATGCCGCCCGGCGACGAGATCGAGATGAATCAGGCCGCCCGCGACACGGCGAGCTTTGGCGAGTTCCGCTCGGTGTTCTTGC